CTCCAGCTCTTCACGGATTTCATCACGCGACTTACCAGCTTGGGCAGCCCGAACCTCAGCTTGCTGTTCTTCGTAGGTTTGTGGGGCAGGGATGTCAAGCATCGTTGCGCTCCTTGACCTTGGTCGGCATTTCGCGCAGCAAGTTCTTGGCCTTATTTTTCATGTTGGTTAAGAACGTTAGGTGCAGCTGGCGGGCAAGTAGTTGGGCGCGGACATTCTCTTCAGACTCCACGTTCAGTATCATCTTAGACAAATCAACTACGTCTTTGCGCTCTTGCTCAATCCACTCCAGGATTATTTCAGCCTTGGGTGTTAAGCGGGCTCGTTGGTCATTGCGTTTCTTGTGGGCTTCGTCCCATTTGGCTTTTTGGCGGCGCTCAACCGCCGAGCTCATGCCGGTGTTTAAGACGGAGTCATTGCGAGTAGCTTGCTCAGGCATTTGCAGGCTCCAGTTGTGGTTGGCCACCCTTTAGGTAATCAATGATCTCTTGGGGTTCAAAACCTTGGCGTTCGGCCTCCAACATGGCAGCAGCAGTGTTTTCATCGACGCCGTATTGCTGCATGACCATTTGGATGTGTTCACCGGCTTCGGCTTCTTCGTCGGTCAGTTCACCGGCCTGATCAGCGCCTTCCGGTGCTAGAGCAGACTCCATGCCAGGCTGCTGCGGAGGCATTGCGCCAGGTTGCATAGCAGCGTTGGGATCAGCCATACCTGGTTGCGGTGGTGCCATTGGTTGGCCGGTCGCCGGATCAACTTGCCCGCCAGCCTGGGCAGCTCTTTGGGCACTCATAGCATCAATCTGGGCTTTCTCTTCGGGTGTGATGTCTACAATGATCTTGTCGTTCTCAGTTAGCTGACTGAATATCTCAGACAATAGTTCGCCGCGGTCAAGCCGTTTGCCGCCGATTGAGAGGTACTGGTCAATGTTCGGGTCAGCCTGGACAAGTTCGTAGGCTTTGAGTTTACCGTCAAGAGCAGCCTTTTCGTCATCGGTTTTATCAGCGTCGGGATCAATTTCAAAGTCGAACATGGCGCGGGCATTGTCCCAAACAACTTCCAGCTCGTTACTGACTTGGCCGTCTTCAGTTTGAGGGAACTCCAGACCAGCTTTGGTTAAGACTTCACGTTCATCGTCGTTGAGCTTGAGTAAGTCAGAGCCTTGCATGTTGGCGAACTGGGTATTGATCATGCTCTTACCGACCGCCGCGTAGGTTTCGTCAACGTTTTCAGCAAAGTCTTCATCGTCAATGCTGAGGTTGGCGGCCTGGAGTTTAACACCGGCTGGGGTCTTTGATGTTGTTGGGTCACCAGCATCGCCAGCTGCCAGAGTCGTGTCGCCCATTGGAATCATTTGTTGAAGAGAGTTCTTGTACATGCTCATGCGGCCAGGCAACTGCGAATAGACACCGCTGGCCATTTCCATACGCTCGACACTAGCGTTACCGACATACCAGTTGGCGTCTTGGGCGTAGACCAGGGAATCTTCATCCACCTGGTCTTCGTCGCCCTTGATTTGTTTTGGTGGACGCAGGCCAAGTTGCGTAGCGAGAATGTCAGCTTGGCGCATGTAGTCCAAGACATTTTGTGTTCCACCGGCCAGTTTAACAATGCCGATGCCGTAAGGATTGACGAAGTCCTGGTAACAGTACAGGTAGTGGACGGGCACATCGCCAGTTGGATCGGGGTTGCTCCATTCGCGGACACACTTGTTGGTGCCAGGGTGGCACATCATAAACGGTGCAGCTACGCCGCGCTGAAAGCCAATGAAGAACTTGTAGCCGGTTTTCTTGACACCGGAGCTACCTTGCTCTTGCTTGGGTGCTTGGTTGCCAGGACGCTGTTCTTCGGCGTCGCTTTTTAGGATCGCTTCAAGTGCCGGTATATCCCATTTGTTGTAGGCTTCGGGTTGCTGCTCTTCAAATTCGCCCATTTCGGGATTGAGTAGTTTGGCTTGGTCGTGGGCAGCTTTGTTAGCGGCGTAATCTTTTTGAGCTTGAGCATCGTCGGCGTTTTCTTGCTTGGCTTGCTCGATCATTCTGCGGACTTGGAGCTTGGAGTAGTAAACATCCCAAAAGATAACGTCAGAATCTTCGTCGGAATCTTTGCCTGCTTCAAGCTTCACGTCCTGGGCGTAGGGAACTATGAAGTCCGAGCCGGTGTAACTGCCACGCGTCACGAACAAGGTAATAATCGGTTGGCCGCCAAAGATTGCCGATTTGCGGACGGCATCCTTCCATTTGCGGCGGGGGCTGGCTTTGCTCTTGGCATTCGGCAGAATCTTTTTCGTCCAGTAGATGTTGGCCAGTTCAGTCAGCCATTGGTCATCACGGTCAAGTGCTATAGCACGGCCAGACATTTTCTTGCGGATGACACGCTTAGCTAACTTAAAAAGGCTCGCGGCTAGCGAACCATCGTTTACTTCGGGTAGGTTTTCATCAAGGTCGTCAAGCAGTCCATTATCAGCAAGTCGCTCATACTGCGGGTAATCTATTCGCCATTGGTCAGCTTCGTCAGATGCTTCTTGATACGCAGTATAAATTTCTTGTTCCGATAAATATGCCACTAGTTAGCTCCTACCAAAACTGGTTGGCGTGAATTACGACGATTGTTGACCTGTTCTAAACTTGTAGCCCACTTACAATTACTCGGTTCGTAGTTACCGTTATTGTCGATGCGCTCGAGCGTATAACCGGCAGGACGTTCGCCCATGTCAGACTTGAATGCTAGGAAACTATCAGCCCAACGGCTGCACATCGTGATACCTCGACCACCATAGTATGCGTAGCTCTTGCTCCTAGGATTGAAGCATCGTTGCTTTGCTGCTATCCAAACCTTGTAAACTTGGTCGGAAGAAAAGCCGTGATTGCGGCCGAAGGGATTACCATTTCGAGAATAAACTAAATAGTGGTTTCTGCAAAAACCTTTGCTGCTATGTCTTTTGTCGCAGTTTTCTAAACTACATTTTCTTGTGATTGCTACATTGAGGTTATCCACGCTTCGAAGTCCTTTGTGTTAATAGGTGCTTCGATGAGGTGGCCTACTCGTATCTAGTTGTCTGTGCAAATTCTAACATAAGCACCAATCGGTTGCCAACTAGCGCCCATAATATTCTTTATGGGTCGTCCACGTTTTGACGATTCTGATTGGTTCGTGCTTGTCGTTGGCTTCAATGACCAGGGTAATTTTCTTGCTGATGCCATCGCTTATCGGACTAACACAGCGCATCAGGTCGGTAACGAATGTTGCCTTGTTGGTTTTGATGGACTGCTGGATTTCTTCCTGCACCGAGTTCAACTCTTCGTAGTAGCTCTTGGTCTCGATGATTTTACTGCCATCCGGCTGGGGGATAGTGGTGGTAACGCGGGCATGTTTTAGGTCTTGGCTCATACGACTGTTGGATCCCATCTCTCAAGGTGCAGCTCGAGTAATTTACCTTTGGGGTCAAGCACTACCGTGGCATTGATCCAGCCATTTTCAGTGATGATCTTTTCGATTGTGTAGGCATCGGGCTTATCGACCAGCTCGATTTCCGCTTTCGCGCCATGACTGCCGTCTTTAGTGACGCCGACTATTTTGACCGTGTGTTTCATACATGCATCCTTAATCGTTTATTTTCTACGCGGCGGTGAACCTTAGTGACGGGGTTTTCGGTCAGGAACATCTGCCAAGCACCAGCACAGGACATGACGGCATCATCGTGGGTATTTGGTGCGCCTTCCGGCTTGCCGTTCTTGTTGACGATGAAGGTTTGGTGTTGGGCTTGAGTCTCTTCGTCATAGATCGTGATAGCCCGCGACTCGTAGGCTTTGAGCCAATCTCCAAGCATTTTGGGACGGGTACCAGTGCCGTTAACGCCGCCGGTTGTATCCCACCCAGGTTTGTCGGTTGGTCGGCCAAGTTCGTCCTTGGCGTAGTAGATCGAGTACTTGCCGTCGTTGTAGTTGATCAAGTTGTGTATTTCGCTAGCACCGCCATTGTTACGCTCCAGAGCAACGACCGGTTTGACTTTGGTTCTGTCGAATATCCAGTTGAGGCCATCGCGGATATGTGGTGTGGCTTCAGCTGCCACGCCTTGCATTTCGAACACTAGGGGAATATCTCCATGGGTCTTGGACATGAACTGCACAAAGTTGGAATCTTCACCGCCTTGTGAGCAGTCGCCAAAGACTACGAAGAATTCGCCAGGCATTATTTTTCGGTAGAGCCTAAACATGGACTAGCTCCGCATCAATCCAGGCCATAAGCTCTTCAACCTCGGGCTCTGTCAGCCCAGAGTTTTCAAGGTAGCTTTTGTTAACGCTTTCGTGCAGGGCAAGTGATAGAAGCTTATCAACCATCGCTTGTGTTGGCCGAATGTTCTGGGTCGAGCTAACCACGAACGGCTTGGAGGCAAAGTCTCTAAGTGCTTGCTTGAGCAAGTAGTAGGCGTCAGAGTGCTTGGGCATACATCGCCTCCTTGATCGGTTTGATTATCCGATTGCTGTGGTACACCATGGCCATTTCATCGAAGAAGCCAGTGCCGGACATCAGGAAAGCTTCAGTGTCGTAGGTAGGGTATTCACGCAGTCGCTTCTTGTTGGTCAACTCACGAGTCTTCAAGAAGTGCCAGTAACACTGGTCTTTGGTAGCAAGCCGGTCTGTTAGCAGCTTCTGGTAGTACGCAGGCGGTACCCAGCCTTCAGGAGCCTCACGAGTGTAGGGTGTATGCAAGTACCAGGCCATGAAGCGTGAATGAAAGTCGGACTTGCCATCTTTGCCGAGGTAGTACTCTTTGCTGAAGTAATCGCCAGCCATGTTGCCGGTTGTCTCACGAAAGATTTTACCAAAGTTCTCAGGCACCTGTTCTTCAGCACCAGTCACCAACGTTTCAGCCGATAGGATTGGTGTGTTGGGGTAGAAGGCAACTTCTGACCAGTGAATGTTCTGGCGGGTTGAACCACGACCAGAGACCTTAGCACCGGCAGTGGCGGTCTGAATCTGCACACCGTTCTTGGCGATCAGTAGGTTGGTGGTGTCGGTCTTGAAGAAGTGCGGACGTAACTTGACTACTTGCATACGGTGTTCGGGGTTGGTGTAGTCACCGCCTTGTGTCTTGAGTAAATAGCTTTCCACGAACATGTTGACGCGAGCAAAGTGCGATGCTGTTTCTTTGTCCTTGTGGGAGTAAATGTCGCTGTCTACCATCGGTATGTCGCCCAGGGCGGACAGTATGAAGTCGGTTGTGAAGATGCCAGCTATGACTGAACTAATACCGAACTGGCGGCCTTTGAGATCATTCTCACGGATGCCTTGGAGCTTGACGCCGTAGGTATCAAGCAGTTGTTGGTACCAAAGGTTTTGGACATCGTTGAACTTGAAGGGAACAATCAAACCTTCTTTGGTTTTGATGTGGAAGAATGTTTCAATGAAGCCTTTGTAATCAATTTCCATTGCTGTCGAGCCTCTCATTGGCCGCAGCGTAAGCTTTAGCAATCCTCTTGGAAAATCTATCGGCTTTGAGCTTGCGCCACAAGTAGCGCGGGTACCATGGCCTCACAGACACTATGACGATGTGCTTGCCGGTCATCATACGCTCCCAGTCATCAAGCTTCTGGGTCATTTCGCCAAGTTCAATCCATTGTTCATCGGTAAAATGTGGGGCAACACCTACGCTATATGTAGCGTTTATGCTACCTGTTTTGGTGTTAGTCATGTGCCACCCCTGTTACGGATGACGTCAAATGGTTATTGTACGACACGACACCCATACCCTGTTTTGTTCGTGAATATGTCAACTGTGATATAAATTTTGTGAACGTAAACGTACTAGACCGGCATTTTTCGACACTTTGGGTTGTTGATAATATCATTTATGGTTTAACTCCATCGTTTTTGACGAAGTTTTGGGTGCCGAAATTGAAGTTTATGGAACTACCGCCGCCGTTTTCTGATTTGTCATCCAAGAAAGTCAGTATTGTTCGGGCTGCTGACATGCGAATCCCGTGGTCTGCCAAATCGCTTTCCACTAGCGTACCTTCTGCCTGGTAACTTTTCTTTGCGCCTAGTGCATCAATCAAAGCCTTAGCACTGTCTGCAATGCTGAAACCTTGTCCGATCAGTGCTTCCTCAAGCGCCTCTCTCATTGTAACGTTCTGTAACATGCGTGCCGCTTGTGTTGAAGCTACATTCACATCTGTTGTGCCAGTAGCTTCCATGGCAGCCTTGTAGTCTGGAATAGCAGGATCCTCTGCCTTTGCCTGGATGAACTTCACATCACGCGGTTTGAGTGGACGGCGTATTTCTTTCTTGGCAGTTGCAGCACTCCCCTCCTGCGATTTCTTGATAAAGCCTTGAACCTCAGCTATCCCCTGCTCTGCTGGTACATCAGTCAAGTTCGACATCATGCCCCTCGTACATTTCTGTGACTACTTTGTCCTCGGCGGAAACTTCACTCTGGTCTACATCTACATCCATGACATTTTCGTCGGTGACCCAGATTTGATCCATGATTCGGTCGGCATCATCCGGCGGAACCATTGACTGCCACTGCTTCAAGCTTACGGTCATGCGACTAGGT